TGTTTATTAGAGTTATCTATATACCCAACAGTATTACCTAATGATATAGGAGGTACTACTTCATTATAATTATATCTAGATACTGATCTTAACTTAGCAGTATCTGGATTCATTATCTCAGCATCTGATGAGAATAAATATTGCTCATTAGTACTGAAACATAGTAATCCAGCTGGTATTTCTATAGCATCAAATAAATCAGACGGGAATGTAGAAGAACATGAAATATCTATAGGATCTATACCTGATACTGTGAGAGCTGTATCAGACCAGAAGTTTGGTGTTGTTAAATTCCCAGGTCTAGCTGTTATTATATTTTCACCAGACAGAAATGTTAATCTATTACGGAAGAAGCAGACTTTATTTATTTTAGAAGTACCATCAGCAAAAGAAGGTATACGATTAGTTTCATTGTCTCCTACTTCACGGTCTGCCCATGTATATTTCTTAACTAAGAAGTCTCCATCAGCTTGTCGTTGAAGTATATGAGGCATAGTAGTAGCGTCAAAACTTTTAACTATACCTGGAGCTGGACACTCTTCCCATGTACCTTTACCATCAAGATTATTCTCACCTTTAAATTTTAAATAGTAATCATCTTCAGCAGACATTCTAGTGTTAGCTACTTTAACAATAGCACCATGTCTCATTTGAATAGGTAAAGCAGTTACATCATTTATCTCAGTACCCATGACTCTCATGAGATCTTGATCTACTACTTCTACATTGAATGCACTATTAGAATGTAGATAAAGACCGTTGCCTATAACTTGATAACCTATAGACCCAGGTAATTCAGCTGTAATACTTCCTAATATTGTGTCAACTGTTACAGAAGTATCGGCATCAAACGGAGTAGGAGCTGGTCTTACCATACCTAGATTAGCTTTAACAACTACTTCTTCATGATCTTCTACTCGTACAGTATAGTTATAACTTGTTTTAGCTTGAGTTAAAGTAACTGTAGTTGTATCTCCAGTCTCCCAATCCTCTCCACCATGTAATAATGATACATTTCTATTATAAGAACAACTATAAGTACTAGCAGGTACTTCATCATCATAACCATTTATCTGACCTTGTTGACCATGTGTAGTAATACGAAAAGTTAGATTCTTTCTAGTTCCAGTATTTGTATCACTACCTCCGAATACTTGAGTACCTATACCTGGACATGTACCAGTACCTGCACCTTCATCTAAAGTATCAGAAGATATTTTAATTCTAGTAGCTCTTTTTAAAGTAGTAGTATTGCTATTATTATAAAAATTTAAACCATACTGTCTGCCATTCTCTGTACGTAGTAATTCTACGTAAGCATAGTGTGTATCTGGTCTAGCATCTGTAGTACCTGTGGTACCTACAGTTTTAGTTCTATTATTTAAGAAGGTAGTATCATTAATAGTTAATGCTTGTAAGTCTTCTGTAGCTGTAGCACTACTAGGAGTTAAGTAAGATGTAATAGATGTATGATCAGAGTTACTTCCGTTATAAGCACTATTATCTGTATGATACCATACGTTCTTTTCAGCACCATCATTACAACTCCATATTCTAACCTTACCATCACTAGCTATCTGTCCTATATAAGAACCTTCTGTCTCATCTCTAAAGTAATGGAACCAAGAACCATTAGACTGTACGTTAGCTAATGGTGTAGATCCAATACGTTTAGCTCCAGGTCTTTTGTATAACCCATTTATTATATCTGGTATAGCATTCTGTACACTCTTTACCTGCCCTGGAAACTTTAATTGATCAGGTTGTTCAGAGATGCCACCAGTATAACTAGGTATAGTTTGTGTAATACCTGCCATTATCTTCTAAGATTTTTCCAAGGTTCATATGCGGTATAAACAGAATCTTCTGGTAGACCAAACATATTATGATTACCTTGATTACATTCATACTCTTGACAAGTTGCTCTTGCTTGCTGTTCTTGTAGTGTTAATAGTTGTACTAGTTGAGGGTTAGCTACAAGTTGTGTAGCTGCCATACGACTAGCTTTATATATTATATACCTTTGGAATACAGAAGGTATATCTTCAAAAGCTATTAGTTTAACTATATCTAATTTAATTGTAGTATGATCTGAGAAATCATCAGTATGATTATACTTATCATATAGAAAACCATTTCTCTTTACTACATCATGAGTTCTATCTACCCAGCCATCTGTAGTATCCATTCTTAATACATCACTACCAACAGCTATTTTACCATCGCTATCAGGTGTGTACTCTACATGTCTTTCTGTGTTGAAGTGCCAGCCTTCATTCTGTAAATCAACATTAGAATCTCTTAGTAAATTATATATAAATCCTACTTCTGGATTTTCTTTTACTATCGAAGTGACTGGTGACTGACCGATAGCTCCCAGTATTGAGTTAACTGCGGAGAGTTCTGTCTCGGTATCAATTGTCGTGGAAGCCATAAAATTTTATAAAGAAAAAAGGGGAGCGTTAACTCCCCCGTGTGAATAATATTAACCAAATGCAGCGGGCTTAGTAGCTGTTCCACAGAACAATTCTACAGCAGCAGCTGGGTTTAGATAGTCGGCACCCATTGCTAAACGTCCGAGTATAACATCTCCTTGGTAGATGACTGATACATCTCCTGATGTTACTTGAACTTGAGGTCCGATTGCTTCAACACAACCTACAGCTTCTTTCTGGAATATAAGTCCACAAGTGTTGTTGAACTTAGCTTCTTGTCCGTAGTCATTTACGGTACGCTGTCCAGAAGGAGTTGTGTTAGCGTGTTGATCACCCATTGCTTCGCCAACGAATGAACCTGTGTTACCAGGATCAGTTGTACCTGGAGCAGTTGAAGATGCAGCACCATACTTAGTACCGAACTTACCGAAGAATGGTATGTTCATTGACTTGTAAATCTTGATACCAGCAATCTCGAATATACCCTTACCTGATTGTAGGGCATCTCCTTGCTCGTCTCTGTTGACTAGGTAAGCACCGATACCTGATCCGTCTAGTCCTTTGATAAGTGCATAGTACTGACGTGGGTTTAGTACGGCTACACGACCTTCAGTTGAAACTCCCTTCTCATCTAGTGCAGCTGCAGCATCATAGAATGCAGTCACTAGCTTGTCAGGATCATAAGCTTCAGCACCTGAGTTAGTTGCTGTACCTACTTGAATCTGAGTTCCGCCTGGCTCGACATAGTTAGTCTTTGTGACAGGTGAAGCTTTACGTGCAGCTTTTGCTACAGCTCTAAAGATTCTTCTATCATAATTCTCTGCTAATGCATAACCAATCTTACGTGAGATTTCTCCACGTAGGTCATAGTGTGCAAGAGTCTCGTCTAGCTCATAAACAAATGCACTGGAGATCAATAGATCGTCGCAAGTGATTGTCTTCTCAGCTACAGGAGGTGCTCCGTCACCGTTACCTAGTATAGAATTTCCTGGTGTATGGAATTCCGCATTAGTGCGACCTGTGTAGATGAACTGTAAAGACTTACCGTTCTTCAAGGTACGCTTAGTGATAAGGTCTCTAGCAATTGTATTGCGTTGGAATCCTTTGAATAGCTCTCCACTAAAGAGCTTGAGATATAATTCTCTACGTGCAGCAGTTGTTGTAGCTGCACCGTTATCAGCACCACCCCAGGTTAAACTGGTAGTAGAGCTGGAACTTTGATGTGCCATTATTATGGGATAAATTTATATTAACTTTCTTACGTACGTAAATTTTTTGATCATTGTTTGTGGTCTTTCCCACCGTCTAGACGGCTAAAGGGTATCCTGCGTACAGGGCCAGAAGCCAATTAGTCAGAGATCCGACACTGAGGTGTCTCTGACCTGTGGTAGTTTAAGTGCATACTTTCTACCATAATAAAAAAGGCTAGTAATCCGAAGACTACTAGCCATAATTCATTGAATTTTTTCATCAGCTAGTTAAAGCTTCTTCAAGAGAAGAGAATTCTTCTTCTTCATGCTCTTCAGGTTTGTTATGATGAGCTTTAAGACCTGCCTCTGTAAGACCATAAGCATCTTGCTTTTCTTCTATCAAAGAATAAGCAGAAGGTCCAGCTTTAGCTCCATCTGATTGATGTCTATTCATTAGGAATAAGTTTTCTTGGTGTAAGATACGCCACGATACTTGAGTTTAGTTAGTCTTTTAAGATCTGTTTGCTCTTTGATGCGAGCTTGTAGTTCTACTGGAGACATAGTAAATACCTCATAGTACCTGACCCCCGTTCCATGATCAGGTTTCATGCGTCCCGAAGGGATGAACGGACGTGACGTTAATATTTTTTTGTTTTAGGTTTAGGTTTACCTACTTTTACTTTAGGCATTTAATGTTACCTCTGTAGCCGCTAAGTCTAGCGGAAAATTGTGTGCGTTTCTTTCATGCATTACTTCCATACCTAGATTAGCACGGTTTAATACATCTGCCCAAGTAGGGACAACCCTACCACCAGCTGCTAACACGGACTGGTTGAAGTTGAATCCGTTGAGATTAAAAGCCATAGTGGAGATTCCCATACTGGTAAGCCATATGCAAACGACGGGCCAAGTAGCAAGGAAAAAATGTAAGCTACGACTATTGTTAAAGCTGGCATATTGGAAGATAAGTCGTCCAAAGTAGCCATGAGCCGCAACAATGTTATACGTCTCCTCCTCTTGACCGAATTTATATCCATAGTTTTGTGAGGTAAGCCCAGTCGTTTCACGAATGAGCGAGGAAGTAACGAGACTTCCGTGCATAGCAGCGAATAATGCTCCGCCGAACACCCCAGCAACCCCAAGCATGTGGAAAGGATGCATAAGGATATTATGTTCTGCTTGAAAAACGAACATAAAATTAAAAGTCCCAGCAATCCCAAGAGGCATACCATCAGAGAAACTCCCCTGACCAAATGGGTATACCAGGAATACCGAGAA